ACGTCTGAGCCATTTTGGAGGGAGGTAGGGTCAATCATACCACATTCGCTACGTTTAACGGGACGCCATGCGCGCTCGTGACTGTTACCCATTTGGGTGTATTTCGTGAAGCTAATCCAACGGTATTCATTACCTTTGGATGCAATAGCACGAGCGATTTCCGGAGAAACTGCCAGCGTGTTACCGAAGATGTCATCGAGTGATGTGGGCGACATAGTTTTAGGTTTAGAAGCAATTGGTTTTTTACCGTTTTTGATTTCCATGGTTTTGTTCCTTTTTTAGATAGTTGCAGTTTTAAGAAAATCGTTTGAAATCTTTTTTGGCATTCGACTTAAGGCGCTCTTTCACTTCAGGTGTGAGTTTAATTCCAAACGCTTCAGCAAGGGATTCGCGAACCTTATCGACTTCGCTTGCGGGTGCCGGGCGCTTGCTGCCTTGGCTTGAACCGCCGAGGCTAAAGGAATCGTCTTCCTTGCGTTGCTGACTGCGCTTTGCCTTCGGTTTGATGTCGAGTTCAAGGGCTGCCTCTTTGACTGCTGCCTTGTAAGCGATTGGAGAATTTTTCTCGTCATCAGATAACGAATTGTAGATTTCGACAGCGCGCTTCGTGAGCGAGTGGTCCTGCTGTGCGAGTTCTGGGAATTCCATCACGAGTTGATTGATGGTTTGAGCCTGTTTGGTTTGTTGTTCTCTTTCTTTAGCGAGCTTCTTTTCGATTCTCGCTTCGGCTTCAGCGACGACTCGGGCGGCGTAGGCCTCCTCATCTTCGAACACGCTGACTTTCTTGGCGGGCTCACTTGGGGCTGGTTTATTTTGTGTATTGATTGCTGCCAACAAAGCTTGTAGCTGCGCGTTGGTGTTTTCCAACTTGCGGTTCATTTCAGCTTTGAGGTTTTTAATTGGGTCTTCTGCCTGATTGCTTGCAGTAGCTTCGACTTGAGATTCAGTTGACGTGTTTTCGCCAACATTTTGATTGTCTTCCATACTGGACTCCAACGATTACGTCGTCACTCGATTGCTGCAAATTTCGGTTAAAAAGTTGCAGTTGGCTTACTTCTTAGTAGGCCGGATTGTGTTCATTCGTCGCTTGAATGCGTCGAACAAACGGTTCGCGCCTTCTGCGCGAGCCTTCTCTAAAGCGAGTTCTTGTATGGAATTGGTGTCTGTTAACGAATATTGTAGCACTTTTAGTTCTTGAGCGCGGACGAGGGCTTCCATCTCTTGGAGTAGAAGCTTGTAACCATCCATTTCGAGCAAGTCGAGCAGGTCCTCTTTATCGGTCAATTGCATGGCGGCATCCTGCCTTTCTTTTTAATGACTACTGAAGCGCGCCTGGCATCGGGCCACTTGCGCCGACAACTGCACTCTGTCCTGGGGCTGCAATCGGAGCCTGTTGTGCCGACAGAGCCGCGTTCATACGCATCTGTTGACTGTTGGCTTGCTGTGCAGCCATTTGTTTAAGCGCGTCTTGCATCTGGGCGTGCTGCTTTGCTTGACGTGAAAGGCGAATCGTTTGTTCTTCGTTGAATTGGCCCAGAATCTCGTCGTTATCGTGCGCCATCTCAAACCAAGCGATGAATCCCTCATGGTCCATTTGCGGCATAACTGGCACGTCAATGCCATGAAGGACCAAGTTAGCTTCTTGCTCAGGCGTAAGTTTTGCGTAAGCCATGTTCGGGTCCATCTTCGTTAGGTAGCGGCCGAAGTCGCGCACGCCGACAGCCGTGAAGAAATTCTTGAGCGATTCGTAAATTTCGGGAGCGCCTACGAGACCCATCTGAATATAGAGCGGATTACTAGTGACTTGGATAATCTGCTGGGCTTGCTCGATTTGTATCTGCTGATTTGACGACTGCGAATTCGGTAGGACTTCTATGTCAAAATCGCCCTCAAGCTCTTTTGCAGACTGGATAGTTCTCCAATAGTCTTTGCCGTCCTCGCCTGTCAGGCGGAACGACATGCCTTCTGGAATCCGGTGCTGAAGCATGTGAAGCAAGCAACGAAGTGATTTCTTCCATGCCCTGTTTAGGCGGCGAAGATAGACGTCCAAGTTGGAGGACATTTCGCCCGAAATCAGACGGCTTCCGGTTGCAGTGCGGGTCGCGCCCTGACCTGACAACATGCCGAGATTGATGTCATTGATGTTAGTCACACGCTCAATCATCTGCTGAATGGCTGCCTCTTCCTGCATGCCGAATACAGTGCGGTTACCTAAGTTTGGAAAGAAGACATCGGTCTGAGGATTATCAACTGGAATCAGGGCGCCTGGTTCGAGCTGAATCGTTGCAGGGTCAATTCCTGACGATGCCCGGTAGAAACCAAAAGGCATCGTTGAAAGAAGACCGAAATCAAGGCGCATGTTGTGGACAGCATCCATCTCGCGCGCAAGTGGGTGAATGAGTTCAATCATCCCTGCGGCGTATTCTTGGTCTTTGCGCGGCTGAAAGTCTGCTTTAACGAAGGGGCGCTCACCTGATGGCGAAATACGGCGCAAGTAAGTGGCGCGGAGCAATTCTCGGGTGCGATTATGGACCCAAACGACAACGTTGGTATTGATGCCGCTGCCATCGACATCCATTGATAAGTAAGCTTCGAGAATCTCATATCGGTCCAAGTCTTCTTCGCCTGATATCTTGGCTTGGCCGGCATTTTCTTTGCGTTGAAGTTTGATTTCGTTACCGAGGGCGCCGTCCTCGTAATCCTTCCCTGCCCCGATGGTTTTTTTAACGGCATCGAGGTCAAAGATTTTCCTGTCCGCAAGGGTCCAAAGTTCAGATGCTGTCAGGAATTGACGATGAACGACGGCGTCGGCTAAGTCCGGGTCGCCGCCGCCCCCAACGATACGAATGTCTTCCGGTGAAACGAGGTCGCAGACCGGACCTTCAAACGTCTTCTTGGTAACAGTGACTTCCTTCTCAACCGCTTGCATCGTCGGAACGGCTTGCTCGACACCATCCTTCACAACGATGCGGGCGACTCCGGGTTCCGTCTCTTCAACGACATCGACGAAGCGTTCGTATCGACAGTCCCAGCGCCATTTTTTGATGCCGACTCCCGTGGTAATCCAGTCCCAAAGCCAAAGGTCAACGACTTGGTCGATGCCGCGCCCATAATTGCTACCGTCATAGACGTAGTAGCGCATGGTATCGGAGACGGTTTGCACGCGCTCGTTTGACGCTTGATTGCGCGCTTTCGTATAGAAAGGCGTATCGACGCCCATAAGCGCCTGATACATGCGAGAGTGGAACGTTTTACAGACAATCAAGGGAATTGGGAGATGAAGACGCGACGAGCCTGCAAACGGACCGCTTGTATCTGAAACCGAGTGGTCATCAATCGATTGAAGGTAGACCTTCATCTTCTCGGCCCACGCAACGCGGTTCGCATTGCCTGCGGTCCAGAGTTCTGAAACCTTCACTCCGATTTCTTTCTCGATGAGTTGGTTGCGAAGCTTTACAACGACTTGGTCGCGAAGGCTCGCATCAACGTCCTTGAGGGCGCCCTTGCGGCCATTCGAAACGACATCTTGGTCTTTGTTAATGATTGACACCTGTTAACTCCGTAATCGTCTTTATTGTCAAATTCAGGGCGCACGTGTGGCGCGTCGTCGGCTACCAGTCGTCATCGTCGTCGACGACAGCGGGCTGTTTTCGGTTAACGCTTCGAAGTCTCATTTTAGCATTTTTGCGTGGCGGCAAGCCGTAGACTGGTTTGCTGACGTAATGGGGGCGCGTTTTTATCGGTTTATTGTAGAAAAGGTTCGTTGCGAGCCCGTATTTGATGCAGCTTAAGAAATCGCGGTGAGCGATGTCGAGTTTCGGTTTATTTTCGTCCAACCGCTTATCGCGCTGCCATTGACAGTTTTCAATGTCACCAATGGAGCCAATACATCGCGCCCTTACCCTTAGTTTTGGTATCCGTTGCCCGAAATTGTTCGGTTCATCGGGTACAGCGAGGACTTCGCGGAAACGCTCAACGAAATCCTCTTCGTCCTTCTCTGCGTAGGTCGTCGCTCGACAACGCATGCCGACTCGCTGGCTTAGGACTTCAGAAACGACTTCGATGAATGGCCTAAAGCCCTCGCCTGATGTAGTTTGGGCGCTACCTAGTGAGTCGGAAACAATATCGACAATGCGGTAGCGGTCAAACCAACCCTTATCGACAAGGCTGTTCGCGAACTTGCGCGCAATGGCTTTCTCTTTGAACTCTTCGACGATGTAGAACTGGTTTTCGCGGTCAACGCCAAGCAGGACCGCATGGTGAGCCTTGCTTGGGTGTGGGTCAAAAACCAAAACACATGGGTTATCGCGCTCCCAATGCCAATCTTTTTCCTGAATGACATGGGTTTCGCGACGAAACAAATGGCTGAAAGCGAGGCCGTCCAAGTCAAAGAATTCTCCGCGCAAACGAATTCCCTGCTCCTTTTCTGACAGCGTAGAGGCGAATGATTCAATGTAGCCGTCAGCGAGGTTGTGTTTGTTTGCCTCTGTATGCCCCCTGAAACACATACAGTCCTTGCGTTCGCCCTTAAGCCATGGCTCATAGACTTCGGTTCGCAGCCACGGGGCCGCGAGCGGGGTCCCAGTAACCAGGTAACGAGCACGGCGCCCCTTAGTACGGCCACCACGACGAAGCGAAATATAGAGGGCGCGCGGCGGCGGCTCATCGAACCAAAAGTAATCGCCTTCGATACCTTCGGCGGTCATCGGGTCCTGGTCCCAAAAGAGAAATGTTATCGACCAGCCAGAGTTTGGGTCCGATATCTCCGCAACATATGGCTTACCCTTCTTGTGACACCATTCGGGCGGTATATTCATCCATTTGCGAAGTTCTGGGATGATGATGCGGTCAATTTTTTCGGGCTTGTCCAAGATGATGTAGGCGCGGCAGTTCGGTTGGTAGCGTTTTCCGTTGTAGGGATTCGCGCCCGTGATGGCGCAACGAACATCTTCAGCGCCCAATGCTGTTTTACCAAATCCGTTGCCTGCAAACACAAACCGTTCCATGGCATCGCAGCCCAGAATTTCGAGCTGCTCTGCTGATGCCCTATCTTTGAATACTGGGCGCTTTTCCTTTTCGCGGCGCTCCTTTTCTGCAAGCGCGGCAAGGAGTTCGATTTTTTCGGCACGACTTAAACCACTCATTTGCGGCGCGCCTTCCAATCGTTTGGAGCCGGAATCTTCCAATCGCAGATGTCCCAACTGTTAAATTGCTTTCTGTATGCTTTACCGTCTGCAATGTCGTCGGAGGCGCGGACTGCGCGCGACGCGAGACGCTTGGAATGCTTGCGCGCCTTCCCTTTGTAGCCTTCTGTGTAGATGGGTTTGCGAAAACTACGACTCACAAACGACCTCAATTCAATTGGTCGTCGGCGGGCGCCCCATCGGCCAACTTGGCAGCGAGCAATGCGTCCAATTCGTCGTCGGACATCTTCTCGAGCTTGCCTTTGACTTCGACCTTGTCAGTTGGTTTGCCAATCGTTCTATTCATCACGTCCTGAATGGCAGCTAGAGCTTTGCCTGGGTCCGGGTTCATGATGCCGATTGTGAGTTGGCGTGCAGCGAGCAGCGCCTGAGCCTTAGGATGTGAGTAAATCTTTTCAGCAGTCCAGCCTTCTTTGAGGGCTGTTTGAAGGATGGGAAGGATTTCTTCTTGAAAGCGTTCGAACTCGGCGAGCGCGTCAAGCGACGCTGCCATTCGGTGTTCGACTCGGTTTGATTTCGGGCGACGTTTTGACATCTGTTACAAGCCTCGGTGGGCGCGCCGTCAATGGCACGCCATCAGGTAATTGTAACATTCTGACGATTTAGAAATTGGCGGGTTGGATTATGCCATTACCAACCGAAGTTAGGCTGGGCCTTCCCTACTGGTACGTCTTTCGACGGTTGGGCTAGTGGACCAGAACACGCGCGTCGTGTCGCCGCCATTGAATTACATACCACATGCTTTCAATGCAGCAAGGCAGATGGCGTGTGGCGCGGTGTCTCCCGGCATTGTCACGCCCCCATCACCTTTATAAAATCGCGCTCGCCACACAACCGATTCCTTACCTAAGAGGAATGAAAGGCCTTGAGCCATTAACCCGTCAACAACCAACCAAGCGGCGGCGATGTCGGTGCTGTAATGTGGAATTGATTGGGCGGTCTTATTGTATTGGTCTCTTCCGAGCCCATCAACAACGCGCCCGTCTTTAAAGCGACAATCGGACCAACCCATCACCTTCTCAGCAACGAGTGCGTCGAGTTCGCGGCCTGGCTTGGTTGTGTCGATTGGGGTCATTTTCGATTCTCCAACCATTGTTTAATGGCTCCGTTAATTGCTTCGCGCAGAGTCAGATTCTCTTTATGTAATTGGGCGCTTAACCTTTTCAATAACTCCGGGTCAATATCCATTGTCTTCTTAACGTATTCGGTTTTCTTTTTAACTACGTATCCTTGGGATTTGAGTAATTCGATTAGTTTGTCGGTAGATTTTTTCATCCGACTTCTTCCTCGCCCATTTCCTCGATGGCGTTCGAGCAGTTCACGCGAACATGGTCGTTTGAATCGGTGTCGTAGTTATAGACGAGGTTGGCTGCCATTTCCCGCGCCTTGCGGAAGCCTGCCTTGTAGCCTTCCATGTATGCATTAGCGACGCACGGTTCGTCCTCTTTACAGTCGCAGTACGAGTCGGCGGCGTCGAACGCCATACTGTCGAGAAGCTTCATAACCCGACTGTAACCGCCCGGCCGGCTAACTGTCAAACGACGGTCTGGGCGCCCGGCGGTAAGCGGACGCGCCCCTACCCTTCCTGTAACGAGGAGCGGGGGTCTCTCTAAAAATGGACCCCGCATTTAGGCGACAACCACTTGAACGTGAGCGGCGAGCGGGCTCCCACGCGCCCCCTTAAAAAACGCGGACTTAGACTCTCGTGCTTGAAATCATTGGCTTTTTTATCACCATCAATCGATTTAATGGTACCAAAGCTGTTAAGATTGGGCGCTTTAAGGAAAAGACTTGGGGTTTCCGGTACTTAGGAATGATTTGGGGATTGAGGTTGCAAACAATGCGGCATGCATTCCAGTCGGTCTATGGGAAGTAAATTGCCTTAACTTATTGATATCATTACGTTTAATAATGTACTTCAATACATTGACATCAGGTCCGGCATTCAAAAGCCACTTTTCAGCTATTGGGTTTATTCCATCGCGTGAAAAAAGCGGTAGCATAACGCAAGAATCATGCCAACGAATTGTATCACGTTAACAGAGGTCAAGACATCTTTACAAGACAGTTATGACCGTTTGCGAGACACTTAAGACATGAACAACGTAATTATTGTTTCGAAAATCAGTCTTAAGGACCTTCGAATGTTACAGGACCTTGGCTTCACTGTAATCATTCGATAGTTCGCTCGGTAATAACTATCGCGTTCGAAAAGAGGTACGTATATGGAACGTAAAAATGTAATAGTCGTGTCTACTGATATTCAAAAACTCACTGGTATTGGAACTGAATATCTAATCAGCGAAAACGGCGAAATTATAGCGTGTTTTATAAACGGCGAATTGGAATGCCGGTATGGCCTTAAATCAGGCGAAACAAGAGAAGCGGGCTTCATTTCGATTGACTCGGTTCTATTCACCGCAGTCGGCGCCGCTCTTATCTATTTATACGGATGCTAAACACGGAGGTTATGCCTATGAGTTATTCAAGTGATTTTTGGGACGCTGTATTGAATTCTAGCTGGTCTTATTACGTGGTGAATTCAGCGAATATAATGCCGACAAAGCCATATGTTTACGTAACTGATTGGAATTAAATAGGTTATTTTTTATACAAATACATTGACACTTATGACACTTAGCTGTATTCTGTATTTAGAAATGAGGTTAGAAATATGAGTCACCTAATATTTACGCCTGATATGTTGAATTGTTTTGGAATCGCAACTGCCGCCGTGCTGGCTTTGATTCCGGTATGGGAATAGTCGCGGTCGCAAATTGACAGTATAGACAGTTAAAACGCATTGGAGGATTGAATTTATGATTTTTAAAACTGAAAAACGTGACCTTGAAGTTAACGGAATTAAAATCTCGGCGGAAGTGACGATTGAAGTTGAAGAGGATGGTGAAACGAACGTTCGAGACGATATTTCGTTCGACAATAAAGAACTTGAAGAAGTGTACGTCCGTCGTTTCGAACGCGGCGAACTGTTCATCGGAATTATTTCCGTCACGGCGCGCGCATATGGAATTGAAGGGTTAGATATTCTCGGCGGTTGCCACCTTTGTTCCAATAATGCGTTCAATCATCAACCGTTCGAGAACAGCGTCAATGAAACTGTTCGCGATTATTCGATGGTGGAGAACGCCTTGACTGAACTTGCACGGAATATACGAGAACAGGCGCAACAGCTGAAACTGTTCGCCTAATCAATTGCGCTCGAAAAATTCGAAAGCTTCACGCCTTCTGTTGTCTACGGACGACGGCGGGCTTGGGGCGTTGAAAGAAGGTGTCTTATGACTAAAAAAGAATTGTTTTTATATCAAGGTGACTCGGACGATTTTGAACAGGATAGTGACGACTATTTTGCCATGCGTGCAATCGAAATTCACGGGTGGGCGCTTAGAGACAACTCGTATGCTGAATTGGTTGCTATTGGGAAACGTGAAGAACAGGCGGAGTGAAGCATATGTTGCGCCTAATGATTTGTTTCGGAATGCATGGCCGTCGTCATCGCATGCGTGAGTTGCTTGCAATGCGGCGCCTGGGCTTAATGGGCATTGGTTCGGATTGAATTGGAGGTGTCTGTTATGAGTAACGAAAATCGAGAAGCTTTATTTTCTATTGGTACTAAATATAAAACGCGCGGGAAATATCCGCGTGTGTGTACGGTTGTCGATATTTTAAAAACGTATAACTGCAAAGGCGAACTAGTTCAGATTAGATACGTTTCCCAGCATGATTTTGCCGGTCAAGTCGTGACCGATAGGGACGTATGTGAAACGACTATTAAGATGGGATTGATATCCGGCTAGCTGTTGAGTTTCGGTATCTATTGATATCGGCCGATTAAAATCAATTTGCTGTTCCCCTATGCCGTCAATGCGGCATGGGGTTGCGGCATTGAAAGGAAGTGAATTCTATGCTTTTGAGGGATAGAAACATGCGTGAGTGTGAATGCGAAGTTGCATTCAATCGCGACGGCTCGGCATACCTGGAATGCGGCCGCTATACGGATACCGATAATGAGGTGCCTGATAGCGAGTTAGATTGGATGCAATTGGAATATGCGGACCGATTGGAATTGGAGGCATTCGAGCGCGCTATTATGCGGGCCGAAGCATTCTATGAAGGAGACAGATAGACGCACTTGAACGGAGGGAATGAACGAGAGTTGCTTACCTAGTGGTAAGAATAACAGGCTATAAGCGGGCCGCTTTCGACTTGTAACGGCTTCTTGCCCGGTCGTGCATACCCGTCATCGATTGACAGTTACGCGCGCTGGATAATCGTGCCAACTGTAAAACTGTGTCGCAAACGACATGCGCCCAGTCTGAAAACCGAAATTAAAGGGAATTCCAATCGAGCAAAAAATCTCCGAAACTCAGAGGTTCCAATTGGGACAAAATTTCGAATTCGGATTCAGGGCCAGAAAAAACGCGTTTCCGACCCCCCTATCCTAGTAACAAGTTCGCGTTACGTTGCCGTACCCATCAGGGCGATAGACGCACTGTTGAGGCGTGCTGTTTTGGAGCTGCCTTTGGGGCGGCTGACTCTGTGACGAAATCTGCCTGCTTGTATCTTGCATGCCGTCGCCCATCGTGCGCCATTGGTCGGGTGTGAGCGTCGAACAGCTTGTTGAAACGACTGCGAATGAAAACAGAATGAGGTTTCTCATTGGAATATTGTCGGTTGATTGGGCGCGTAATTCAACTGTGTCACGATTGACACTTGGACATCAGTTAGCGTTGACGTTCCACCCGCAACTAACGTTGACGTTCCACCCGCAACTAACGTTGACGTTCCACCCGCAACTAACGTTGACGTTCAACCCACAACTAACGTTGACGTTCAACCCACAACAAGAAAGCTTCGGTAACAGCGTCTTGGAGCGCGACTCCCTGCTTTTCAACCAGCTCGCGGAACGCACGATAAACACCCTCTTCAACAACGAATGTGTGTCTGACGTAAGTGACCCGGCGCTTGACGTCATAACCTGCTTGTTGAAGCGCGGCTTTCATCTCTTCTATTGATAGCTCTTTAGCGGGCGGCTTCTTCACCATTTATTCACATGCTAAGTGTACTAACTTCGTGTGTCTACTACACTTTCAAGGTGTACTTAAATGGTGTACTACACCGATATACTTAACGAGTGTGTTTTTTGATGACACTTGTCAGATTCTTTTTTAAACTACTCTCAGTGGTCCGTAATCGATTGGAGTAGTCCATGAATTCAAAGCAGTTAAGTAAGTCCCTTGACACATCGCGCAACGATTTTTATGATGGATGTAATAAAGAGGGGCGTATGCTAGACAACCAAACGATAATCGAACTGCTTGATGGGCTCCTTCAACATCCTTCGTTTTTCTCCTTCATCGAGCAGCATCTTGCGGACGAACTTGAACACATGGGCTACTTCAGTCTTGAGACCTTCAGCGTAACGGCGCTCGGCCGTGACTATCTTGCCAGTCACACGTTAAATAAAAACTATTGATTGTTGTCAATTAGCTGCCGCCAATTAGCCAAACAGCTAAATCGTTTGACAGTTAAAAGACACAATTGACAATTTAAGTCTTCCAACTTAGATTGACCCTAATACTGTTGGCCTTAAACCGTCAAAGTGAGAGGGTATATTCAATGGCATTACCAAGTGCAGTTGTGCAGAAGTTGCAAGGCTTATTAGGCGATGACGTCGCTGGCAAACCTATCTTCAAGGAACTACTCCTGCGCAACTCGCGCGACGTCACCGATATCTATCGCTTGAAACTCGCCTTGGGCAAAGGCGGCATCTTTTTCACCGATGCCGACATGATGAAGCGATTCGACTTGCTACAGCGCGCGGGCGCCGGAAAGCTCGTCATCCGCGCTCAACCCCTCCATTCAACCTTCGAGTGGAAGTATTCCATGAAGGATGTGGCCCACGCTGTCCTTGGTACAAAGTTGCCTAGCCAGGAGACAACCGAGGCGCTGCGCTTTCGCGACATCGATGCTGTATCCGAGCCCCAGAAACCGGCCCGAGGGGCGCCTTCTAAAATGGGCTATAACTCGGTTGTTTTGCCCATAGGCGAGACAGTTGTGACAGTTAATGGTCTACCAGCTAACTTCGACACAAAGCTCGTACAAGCCATTTCTGCCGCGCTAATGGCAGTTGCCCGCCAGAACGAGAGCGCCTGACCCCTCAATCTAGTGGTTGAGCCCAAAGCTAGAGTTTGACCCTTAAAACCTAAGCTATTGATTTTATTATTGGAAACCACTTTACCCCCTTGAAATCATTGATGGAAACCGCTTTTTAATTAGGAAACCACCCGGAAACCAGTTAAACTGGTTACCTTTAATTTTCATTTTTTCTCTTTAATAACGATTACTTATATTTCTCTATTTTCTTATTTTTCTTAGGAAACCAGTAAAAGAGAAATCAGAAATAGAAAGATATACTGTATTACTGGCGGTAAAGTGCCATTTTGGGTGGTTTCCGGTTTCCATCAACAAATTCAACAAGATATAGTGGTTTCCTAACTGGTTTCCGTCCGGTTACTTTGGATTCGGAGGCGGTTTCCGCGTCCATGAACTTAAACTGTTCCAATTTAAAATCACCCCTCATGACCGCCAAACCCCTTCGGCTCTCTTGGAACCACTAGAATGCGCGCCCCACCGTTCTTCCGCTGCATGACTCGGAACATGTCAGGGAACTTCTTTGACAAGTCAGCGAACTTCCGCCAGCCCGGTGCCTTCTTCAGCAGGCGCGCCTCTTCAATCGCCTCCTGGGCATCCTTAAGCAGCGGCGTGCCGCCGGCATGCTTGGGTACGAAGTCCTCAAGTAGAAACAACTCCCAGTCGTTAAGGCCGGCCGTCTTGACTTCCTCAAAGCGTGCGCTTCTGAATGGCTGTAGCATGTCGCGCGTCACAAGGCGTCCCAACAGATAGCAACCAAGCTGCGCGATATTCGCGTCATCAAGAACAGCATCGACTTCTTTGATGAGCGGGGTCGCTGCTAGTTTGGTATCAGTCAATTGGATGATGCTAAAGCGCCTATCACCTGCATCTAACCGAATTGCATCCATGGAGTTTGACGAGATGTAGAACGAAGCGTGATTCTTTACAGTGATTGCGTCGCGCCCCTTCTTTTCAATCTCAATATCGTTATTGACGACAGCCTTAATGCGGTCCTGGCTTTCTTTTGTCTTCAAATCTATCTCATCAACGTACACCAAAGTCTTGGCCTCAAGCTTTCCATTGAATCGCTCCTTGAAAACGCCGTCGCGGCATTCAGAGAAATTGTTGTCGCCATGAAGCTTTCTCAGAATAATGCCCAACACGCCCTTTCCGATTCCTTGCTCTCCGATTGCTGTAAGAATTGTGAAGTTTCGACTCTTCAGTGATGTTGCAAGCCAATCGAGAAGGTATTCCTGTGATTCAGTATGGGCGCCCGTTAGATGGGTGAAGAATTTGTCGTAGATGGACGGCAGTGTGGGCGCTGTTTTCAAAGGCTCACCTTTATAAAACACTGATTCCAACCAGCGCGGCGGAACATATGTGTTGTAAATGTAGACGCCATCGCCATCAACAGTCAGGGGTCCGTTGATGCGTGGGTCGTATGTGAACATGGCGCAGACACGCCTGTTAGCAATGTAGTCTTTGTAGTCATCACCTTTGAGTTCGATTTTCACGGTATCGGGGTGAATCGGATGCACGCGCCCATTTGTGAGGTCTACCATTCGAACGTCTCCTGGTTCACTGACATTAACAAGCATGTGACATTGCTTGATGAGTTTGATGAGCGAGTCGTTTTGCTGCAGGCGTGGCGCATGTCTCGGTTCCCGATTTGCCCAAATGTCTTCGATAACCCCCTCATCATGTTCGTCGAGGGTTCCAGTCACTTTCATCAACAACGTGCGCGCCGCTTCTTCATCCCATTGCTGTTGTTTTAAATCCATGCACGCAGCGACTAGTTCAGCATGCCATTGACCATCGGGCGCGCCCATTGAGATAAATTTCATCGTTCGGACAGAGGGCGAAAGTTGGGCATGTGGAAGCGCGACCGTGGGCGCGATTTCTTGCTTGGGCGTCGCGCGCGATACCGGAAACGCACGCCCACTATTAACATGGACCACTTCGGTCGATGGGAAGAAAAACCGAGACGCGTCTTTACAAGCGGCATCGATTGCGGGACAGAGCGCTTGGGCGCGAAACCACGTCGCCTTGAAGTCGTTGTCGTTCGTGATGGGTTCATTGAGTGGAAGGATTAAGCGAAAGCGGTCGCAGGCGGGCGAAATATTGCCGCTCGGCCTCACCTTGTCTTTTTGATGGGACTTCGACGGCGCGATGATATGCGCGTATTCGCTGAAAATCAGCTTCGCTTGCTCGATGGTACAGCCATCATCGATGTCGAGCACGAGAAGCGTCGTCTGTTCAAAGCTTGCAATCGAACGCCTGCCATCAACAAATGTTCCGGGCGCCCAAAGGGTGTCGAGAATTGTATCTTGCAGCTGCTCCCAGGTCACTTCGATGACTTCAGACGCAACGCCCGCACTCTGTGCGGCCCTACCCTCAAATACTGAAATACGATGAAACACTACGAACCTCCTTGTAATGCGTTGATTGTCTGAAGCCCAATTGCGTGACTTCGACATATAACAATCCATCTTTGACTGTATCGCTCGGCCTGCTAACTGTCAAAACAGACAGCTCAAAAAGACCGTAAAACACATACTTTCGCGCTTCATTTGACAGTTATGACACTTGCGTGCATTCTTAAAACATGGCGGCGGCGTGGAAGGACACACATGAGTTCCGGGGCAAAGTTACCGTTTAAAACTTCCCCACATGGACTAAAGCGACAGTCGGTATCAAGCCCGGCCCGCCAATAGTCTTGATGGACAGTCACTGGGTAATTGCCAACGCATCAAGGCATTAACCCGGCCTAATTATCCGGGGAAGTCCTGCCGGTCATCTAGCGGCCTAAGACCCGAAAGGGAACGTGGGTTCAAATCCCACCCGGCAGGCAAATTTTAGATAGGGGCTAGCTTAAATAGAAAAGCGTCGGCTTGTGGCGCCGAAGAAACCGGGGCAGTTCCGGTGCCCCTGACCACTTCGAGGAAGTATGAAACAAGCGTTGTTTAAAGTCGGAGAAAAAGTCCGCAAGCTTCTTCATTTAAACAGTTAGCAATTCGGCACCTTGTTGTCCGCTTTCCACTCTTTCCTCGGACAACAATTCCCTCCAACGACTCAGGCCCGCAGTCGTGCCGAAAAAGCGGGCCGTTTTCACGCGCGCCTAATTTCTGGCGCACTATCATGCACTTGCTTACAGTTGGATAGAGCATCGGTCTTCGGAACCGAGTGTCGGGGGTTCGAATCCCTCCGAGTGCGCCATAATTTCAAGTACTTAGCCGCTTTTAGTTGGATAGAATCAAGACATCTGTTGGATAGACTCGACCATCCGTGTTATTCCTATACGTAGGAGTAATTGGTATGAAATGGGGTTTAACAAAAGAGAAACAACGCGGCGCGCTGCGATTTGTCATCAAACGTTGGAACCCGGACCTAGGCCGCCCCGAGCGCCTTCCCGTAACTGAATATCAACATATTCGCGAGAAAGAGGATGAGCTTCGGGAATTCGTCAAACGTCTAAATGCCCCGCTTGCTGCCATCACAAAAGTCGATTTCAAACACGCATTCATTAACGACGAGCTACTTACAGAGTACCTTGAATATCTCCAAACCAAGATAACAACTCAGTCAGTCGCCCGCACCCAGTTCGGCTACCTCAAGAACTACGTCCTCAATTACTTCATCGGTACCCTTGACCTCATGAATCCGAACGACTGGTACGCCGTCCATCAAACTAAATGGGCGCAATACCTTCTAAACCACGAAGTCGTTCGGGCAGCGAAAACCAAGCGTGATGTCGTCATTGAAGCCAATCGTTTTTTGGAATGGCTTGCAGACAGGCGCGGCAACGAAATCAAATTCAAACGCCTTGAACCCTTCACCCGAAAACGCCTGGATTCGGTCGATGCGCAACGCAAGTTGGAGGGCGACTTCCATGACCGCAAAATCATCACCGACGACCATTGGGCACTGATTGAGAAGAGATTACCGACCGCCATCCGCGCCCACACTCACATCGCTTACAACTATGGGCTCAGACGGTCCGAAACCCTTGGATTAAAATCAACCGATGTTAAGAAAGGCTACCTCTCAGTAGAGCGCCAGCTATGGAAGGTAAAAGACAAGTTCGTTGAGGCGCCAACCAAAGGTAAAATGACCCGCAAAGTCCCACATTGGTTTGCAACCCCTGCTGCCGCCTACCACTGGATTGAATCCATCCAACAGAACCCAATGAGCCCATGGCAACTAACGAAGATATGGCGCGACTATGTTAAAGGCTTGACGGATGCCAACGGTAAATCAATGGGACTTGATTACGACTTCCACGACCTTCGCCATACATTCGTAACGAAAGCGATGCGGGCGCAATCAAAACCGCGCGATGTTCAGTTAGCGGCGGGTCACAAGCATATTTCCGTCACCATGCAGTACCTTCATGACGATAGGACCATGGAGGACGAACTTTTTACGCCCTAATTGCTATCTTTTTGACGCTTAACAATCACCTCTAACTACTCGCTAACATTTGACGCAATTGCGGCACGAATCTTTTCCGCGCGCCACAATTGACAGTTATGACAGTTAGCCGCATGATTGAAAGTGTCAATACTGTCTTGTTGTACGTAATTGGAGGATTTACAAATGAATACGGAATTAACTCGTAAAAGGTTTCGGTCAGACCGCCAAGGACGCCGTTTTTCGTGTGAACTATGCCTCAAGCCAAATCTATCGACCCCACACCACACCATCTGCGATGCGTGCGACACTGAATTAAAAGAAATCCAAGCGCAAGAAGACGAGAAGCGCCGCCAGAAGATTGCGCATCGCCGCTGCCGCCTCTGCGCCGGCTACCTCGAACCCGCTCGCTATTTCTCATGTAAGAGTTGCGTGCCGGACTCTGTCATGGAGTCAGAAGATACTACGTGGGAGGCCGCCGACTCGGTCGATTACGGCGACGAAAATCAGCACAAAATTAAAGTGCGCGCGAATCGCGTGACTGAGAAGGAATGCAAAGCCTGTAAACAAATCAAGCCGACGACTGAATTCAGTCCACGCAACAAGAACCGCACCGAGCGATTGGGCGACTTCCGCCCGCGCTGCAAGCCTTGTCATTCCATTTATGACAAGGAAAAGACGCAGGCTCGGCTTGCTCGGTTGAAAACCTCCGCCATCGAGGAAGCAGTATGATTTGCCCGAAATGTAATGAAGCCGGAGTTTACAACGAAGTCCTTGGTCAAGGGTTTTACTACTGCCGAACATGTAAGGACGAAATTCAGTTGCAGGAGGCGTCGAAATCCGAACCAAAGAAGGATGAATACCCTCGGTGGACGACGTGGTCGTTTGGCGCCGGCCAGTTGGTTAACTACACTGTCGACCCCTCGTTTTTCCACGGCTTCAGCAGTGATTGTGGCGACCAAGATTGTGACCTTTGTAATCCATCTATCAATGACAGCGACAAGGAAGGTGTCCTTTGAGCAAAATCATTCAATGGAAGCGCGGCGAATTGCTTGAGCTGTCAGCGCATTTCAAAAGCACTGAATTCAATTGTCACTGCATGAAGTGCGACCAACAGATGATTGATTCGCTACTCATTCACAACTTGGAGAACATGCGCGCCGCCGTGGGCGCAATTCAAGTCACATCAGGATATCGCTGCCAAGCCTACCAGCGACAGCTTGCAGCCGATGGGCACGAAACCGCCAAAGGTATCAGCCAACATGAGCTTGGGCGCGCCGCTGATATCCGGCCCTACAAGCTCGGCATCATGGCTGATTTCGAACAGCAGGCTGCGCGATATTTCAAGGCGATTGGGATTGCAGAGACTTGGCTTCATGTCGATTTGCGTTCGGATAAAGTTCGTCGTTGGAGGTACAAATGAAACGATTTTTTGCTGTCGTCTTATTACTGGTTGCCACGGCATGTGGCCCCGCCGGTCCATCAGGCGAACCCGGCATCCAAGGACCGCAAGGTGAGCCAGGCATCCAAGGTGAGCCAGGTCCATCAGGTGAACCCGGACAGGACACAGTGCTCGTAATCCATTTATGCGAAGACGAAGACGCCTTTTGTATCAATGGAAAGATTTACGCATTCATCGAAGGACATATCCGCGAGCTGCAAACAGGTTCACACAAAGTTCACGGATGTCGTTTTGAAATTGGAAGCAATTGCGCGGTGACTAGATGAAATTCTGCTGTACACGTTGCGATGTCACATTTGAGCCTGTGCGCGCGGAGCCGCAACAAGCGCCCGCATGTCCGCAATGTAAGGATAGCGAATACGTTGAAAGGTGTAAGAAATGAACGATAGTTGGAAGTTTCTCCTACTCATCTTCTTTGTAATTCTGATTTTCGGTTGCGTAACTGTTGAAAGGCGCCCTGAATTTCATCGCTCGCTCGACCAACCTATCGGACATGGTGAACGATGAAACGCCGCGAGAAACATGCATTCGAAGAAGGTAGCGCGAAAGCAATTTGGACGCGCATCATCGCCCCTCTCATTCGTTACAAGCCGCAAGACCAAGACATGAAGCAGTGGCTTGAAATATTGTTTCATACCGAGGACCGAACCATCCAACGCTTCGTCGTTAAGAAACCCTTTACCATGCCCGGCCTGTATCACACGGCGCCCTTGACCAAAGTCCAGGGAATCGGCCCTCGTCATGTGAACAAAGGCGATATCATATGGGCGCGAATGGATGTGCGCAACCCATCCGAAATTCAGGTCGAAATTGAGCGCAAGACGCGCGGCCACCTATTCTCGTTAGATTCATCCCAATGGGGCTGGACTCTCCTACATCTTGAACGCATGGAACGAAAAAGTTGGCTGAAAGGCGGATGACCAATGACATTACCTAATGAGCGGACACGGGCCATTCGGAATGCCCGCAACTTCTTACGCAGTCTTCTCGACCCTAAACAGACGCCGCGTGTCCCGAAACAAATACGAGAACAAGCATATTGGGTTCTGCGTCACTTTCCAAGCGATGGGGATATTGAACAAGCTGCTGAGCGTTGTCCCAACCTTTTCTGGAAAATCGAAGGTCATGAGGAAAGCAAATGAACACGCGAACTTGTAATAAATGCGACTGGGTACATTTCGCTGTATCGCGCGCTGATGCGGAGAGCGAAGTCGCTCGATTTAACGCGTACTTCGATTCGCTTCCGAAAGAAAAGCAGGAACTCTACTACGGCGGTAAAAATTCCAGCATTGAAGAATATGAGCGATGCCTAGCATGCGGAAACTCATACAAGGATTTTAGGCCAGCTAAGCATGGAGATTGTCCATCGGGTTGCACGTTGAACCCTATTATCTCGGAGGACGTTGAATGAAGTCAGGAAGACTGTACCGACACCCCCGTTGTCTAGACATCGATTTGTTTATCTGTTCCCGTGTGGGCGCCAACCGTTACCGAGTCCGTTATTGGAATCGCCATTGGAAGATGTTTCAGGCCGAATTGGAAACCGTAACGATTATCGACCCAATTCAATGGAAGGAAGTTGTATGAATGATAATGCATTCATTTATGGGAGCGACCCGACCGAA